GTAATTGAAATTAATGTTGCAGAGGAACAGGTGGAAGATCGAGTAGATGAGGCAGTATCTTTCTGGCGAGACTATCACTACAGTGGTAGCCAAATGATATATCTCAAGCATCAACTTACTCAAGATAATATCGATAACGGATATATTGATTTACCTAGCACCATCCTAGGTATTTCAGGTATCTTTAATCTACAGACCAGTACTGCCACAGGCGCTGGTATGTTTAATGTTAATTATCAATTTGTATTGAACAACCTTGAAGACATCACTGGATATGAGGTCCAGAATTATTATCAATCAATGCAACACCTTGAGATGCTTCAAGAAATTTTGGTAGGCCAACAACACATTCGCTATAACAGACACGTCAATAAACTTTGGCTAGATGTCGATGCTGCCAACCTTGTTGTGGGTAACTATGTTATTGTAGAGGCATATGATGTTATCGATTCCTCAGTTTATCCAGACGTATGGGGTGATCGTTGGCTTCAAAATTATGCAGCTGTTCTGGTTCGCGAACAGTGGGGTCTCAATCTCACAAAATTCACAAATATGCAATTGGTAGGAGGAGTCGGGTTCAACGGAGAGGCTATCTTGGCTGAGGCCAGAGAAGAAAGGCAGAGAATGGAAGAAGAAGTCATTCAGAATCTGCAACCGCTCACCTATAATTTCATAGGATAACCCATGCCTACAAATCCGTATTTTCGCAATTACGACAACTTTAATGAGCAAAATCTCATTGATGATCTCGTGATTGAATCGATCAAGATGTATGGTATTGATATCATCTACATCACAAGATCCTATCAGGCAATCGATACCGTACTCAATGAAGATGATTTGAGCATCTTCGATCAGACGTTTGAATTCGAAGTATATGTCAAGACGATGGATGGTTTCGAAGGCGAAGGCGATTTCCTAAGTAAATTTGGTCTTCAAATCAATGATACAGCCACATTCACTGTAGCTAATCGTTCTTTTGAGCGATACGTTACCAAAGAGAACTATCTGAAGACAATGCCAAGGGAAGGCGATATTATCTACTTCCCATTAAATGATCAGATGTTCGAAATTAAATTTGTCGAAGATGAATCGGTATTCTATCAGATGGGATCGTTACAGGTCTATGATATGCAATGTGAATTGATGACATATTCAAATGAAAGGTTCCAGACTGGTCGTGATAACATCGACAAATACTTTAGGCATATCGATACCACATTCGAAGGTACAGCAAATACTCAAACTCTTGAGACCTTGGCAGTTCAATCTCAAGGAGCTCGTAACCTGGTATTCGAACAAGATGCTGATAATATCTTAGATTTCACAGAGACAGATCCTTTTAGTGAAGATATTACAATTCAGGATTTGGACCCATAAACCATGGCCATAGCTAATTATTTCTACAATCAGACGACCCGTAAATATGTAGCACTTTTTGGCACATATTTCAATCAGCTGCAAATTGTTCGTGTCGATAATGCAGGAAATATAATTCAGCGAATGATTGTGCCCATATCTTATGCTCCATGGCAAAAGGTATTGGCCCTGGCCACACAAAAAGATGTTAGTCCCACCACGCAAATGACACTGCCTAGAATGTCGTTTGAGATTACTGGCTATTCGTTTGATCCTTCAAGGAAAATTTCTCCCACACGAAAGATTCGAAAGACAGTCGGAGATTCGGATACTGGAGCTAGAAATTTTCATTACTCTGGTGCTCCTTACGATATAAGTTTCTCTTTGTATATCATGACAAAATACAATGAAGATGCTGTACAGTTAGTAGAACAGATCGTTCCTTTCTTCAATCCAGATCTGACACAGACTGCTAGAATAGTGCCTGGTTTAGATCCATTGGATATACCATTGATTTTAAATGATATTTCTAGTGAAGAGATTTACGAAGGGGCTTTCACAGAATCTAGGTCTATCTTGTGGACACTTAACTTTACAATGAAGGCCTGGTACTTTGGTCCTGAGCGTGAGAAGAAGGTCATTAAATTCGTTGAGGCTAATCTTGCCACAGATGTACGATCTGATGTTGACTTTGAAGAAAAACAAACACTGCAACCGGGTCTTACTGCCAATAATCAACCGACCACTGTGGTAGGAGATTCGGTTCCGTACCTAGATGTCAACTTTGATGATCCTTATGGATTTGCACAAGCAATAGAGAATTTCCCCGACCCATAACCGAGACTTTATATTATGATGAATCGACGACCTGCTTTAAACCAACAAATGAGTACTAAGGGCCTTACATATGAAATGGCCTCTGTATTCTATCACGAATTTTTTAGAAATCAAGATTATACGTGGTTTCATCGAGTAAAGCCTGGTGATGTTTGTGTTGATGTGGGGGCATGCTGTGGGATGTTCACTGCTCATGCATTAGATGAAGGGGCATCAAAGGTCTATATGGTCGAAGGCAGCAGAGAATTGCTCAAGGTCGCGATGGAAAATGTTTCCGAATATATGATGAATGAACCCGTGCCCAAGGTGTATCCGGTAAATGCGCTGCTTGGAGATTGTAATCCAACTGGCGTATACGAGACACCAACAGACGACCTAGGTGTTGATGCAATAGATAGAATGTCATTAATGGAGCTGGTGGATCTTTACGATATTCAATACATTGACTATTTGAAGATGGACATTGAAGGTAATGAATTTGATACCCTCACTGCAGAGAATTTGGATTTTTTCAAGAGAAAGGTAGGCCATTTTGCAGGTGAGATACACACACAGGCATTTGATGGGGCCCAAGATAAGTTCCTAGAATTTCGTGATACATTTTTAAAACCTTTGATGGATAATCCAGCAATAAAGATCAATGCTCAGATCCATGGCAACAATAAAACAAAATGGTTAAATAGTATACTATGGGATGATGATGCAATCAAGGCGTTGACTCCCGACCAAAGTTATTTCATGTTATACATCACAAACGAATGGTAATATAATGAGTAAAGATATCATCGCGGAAAATCTAGGCCTAAGGCCATTATCTGAGATCGAAGAATCTACAGAGCAAGAGACACTCCCCGCGGTGCAACAAGATCTGTTTCCTGCCGAGCTTGAAGAAAACGCCAAAGAAAATATTCAAGATATAGAACTTGCCAGACAGAATGTTCGAAATATTATTGATCTGGGTGATGACGCTGTGCGTGAAATGGTAGAGATTGCCAAGCAATCCGAATCGCCCAGGGCTTTCGAGGTGGTATCTACCTTGATGAAGACACTGCTAGACGCAAACAAAGAATACGTCGAAATCTCTGGTAAGAAGAAATACGCGAAGGAAGAGACAGGAGAAAAACCAGCCACACAGGTCACCAATAATAATCTTATCGTCTCGACAGCAGATCTATTGAAGATGCTCAAGGGCGACGATGATGGATAGAGGCTATCTAGGTAATTTAAATTTAAAGCGAATTGGAGAAGAAATCGAGTGGTCACCCGACATACTTCAAGAATACGTCAAATGTGCCAAAGATCCCTGCTATTTTTCAGAGAATTATATCAAAATTGTTCACGTTGATAAAGGCCTAATCAATCTTGACCTATATAGTTATCAGCGAGAGATTATCGAAAAAATCACCAACAATCGTAGGGTTGCTGTACTCACTGCCCGACAGGCTGGTAAGACTACCACCGCAGTAGCTGTCATCCTTCATTATATCCTCTTCAATGAATATAAGACGGTTGCCATTCTTGCAAACAAAGGCGACGCAGCTAGAGAGGTATTAGGAAGAGTGCAATTGGCTTATGAGGCACTTCCTAAATGGATGCAACAAGGTGTTGAAGAGTGGAACAAAGGTAATATCACCCTAGAGAATGGCTGTAAGATATACGCTGGTACTACGACTTCCTCGGCCATTCGAGGTAAATCTATCTCTCTACTATACCTCGATGAGGTCGCGTTTATCGAAGGCTTTGATGAATTCTTTGCATCGGTCTATCCCACGATCTCGTCTGGTGAGACCACAAAGCTCCTTATGACCTCTACCCCCAACGGATTAAATCACTTCTGGAAAACATGTAAAGGCGCGGAAGAGGGTACCAACGGATACGAATTCGTCAAGGTCATGTGGAATGATGTGCCAGGCCGAGATGAAAATTGGAAACAAGAGACCTTGGCAGCGCTAGATTATGATGAACAAAAGTTTCGCCAAGAGTATTGTGGGGAGTTCTTAGGGAGCTCAGGTACCCTTATTGATGGATCGAAACTGAAGAATCTGGCACCTTCTAGGCCAATAGCGGAATCCGAAAACCTATATCAATATGAAAGGCCTAATCCAAATAGCGTTTATTCCATGACTGTAGATGTTTCAAGGGGTAAGGGATTGGATTATTCGACATTTACAATTATTGATATCACAGCAATGCCTTATAAGCAGGTATGTACGTATCGTGATAATTTTATCACGCCGGTTGATTTCTCGTCAGTTATATATAGGATAGGCAATTTATACAATCAGGCAGCAGTGCTGGTTGAAATCAATGACATAGGTGAGCAGATATCTGATATTCTTTTGATGGAATACGGTTACGAGAATCTTCTGTTTACTGAGAACGCCGGAAGAAACGGCAAGAGAATTTCCTCTGGTTTTGGTAAAAGATCAGATGGAGGCATCAGAACAACAAAGACAGTGAAATCTGTTGGTTGTTCAATTTTAAAAATGCTGGTCGAACAAGACCAATTATTAATACAGGATTATAATACCATACAAGAATTATCGAGATTCTCAAAAAGAGGGGCCTCATATGAGGCGGAATCTGGATATCATGATGATTTGGTTATGAATTTAGTCATCTTTGCCTGGTTAACCGATCAGGCTTTCTTTAAAGATATGACTGACATCAATACGATGTTAGAACTACGGAAGAAAACGGAAGAACAAATTGAGGAAGAACTTTTGCCATTTGGCTTTATTGATGAAGGTGGATACGAGGATCAAAACGGCTGGGCTATAGCTGTCGATGATAGTGATAGCTGGATACATTAATAAAATTCAGTTTTTATAAATAACTTGATAGGTAAACCTGATTTAAAGCTTTAAATAGATAATAAAATAAAGGAGAAAAATATGGCTTTTTCCGTAAGTCCTTCCGTAATTGTTCGCGAAGTCGACGCATCGGCAGCAGTTCCAGCCATTGCAACCGCGCCTGCAGCTATTGCAGGTGATTTCAACTGGGGTCCAACCAATGAGGCTATTCTAATTACGTCCGAAAGTAATTTGGTGGCTCGGTTTGGTAAGCCAGATGATTCTAACTTCGAAACTTTCTTTGCCGCAGCAGATTATTTGTCTTACGCGAATGCGTTATATGTTTCTCGTGCTAGTCGTGGGGGAACTGAGGCAATCTCATCTGCTGATATACCCGATCCGGCTAATAACGAATTAACCATTTCTGTAGATGCTGGCTTCTCTGCAAAATATGAAGGTGCACTTGGTAATAATATCCAAGTAGCATATGTTAAGGGTGGTTCCTTCTCGGCTTCTGTGTTAGATGCTGGGGATATCCCTAATTCATATGAGGCTACGCCTGGTGATTCAAATACATTAACTAGCCAGAGTATCGATTATCTCACATCAGATTTTGATTTCAGGGTTGTTCCTGCTAACAGAATCACAGAAACAATTGAGGTAGGTGATGTTCTTCGAATCGGTAACGATTCTGCTGGTTATCAAGATTTTGTGGTTTCAAGTTTCGCTGAAGGTGAGGTATTGAACCAAGCAAATAACCAAATCACTGATTATTACACTTACCAGATCGATGTGACTGGTAAATATACTCTCGGTGAATTGGCGTATGGTTCGGTCAAGATTGAGAAGAAATTCAAGTATCATGCTCTTTTCAATAATGAGCCTTCATCAGCAGAACACATGCACGTAGTTGTTGTAGATGAAGATGGTGGAATCAGTGGTACAGCTGGATATATCTTAGAGACGTATAGTGATCTTTCAGAAGATTCTTCTGCTTCTCTGAGCGATGGCAGAACAAATTACTACCAAGACGTAATCAATAATGGTTCTGCTTGGATTAAAACTGCTAATACGATTCATCTTGAAGCTACCGAATATTCCTATGAAACTCTTGCTGGAGGTTCTGACGGTGGGACAGCAACATTAGGTCAGACTGCTCTGGCATGGGACGTATTCAAGAACACTAATGAGATTGATATTTCATTCGCGATCGTTGGTAAATCAGACGATGCTGCTACGATTCCTAATTATGTGATCAGTAACATTGCAGACTACCGTAAAGATGTTGTTGCTTTCGTTTCGCCTTCCAAAGAGGCAGTTGTAGATACTCTTGTAACCGAAACTAAGATGACTAATATTGTCGCCTTCAGAAATAAGTTACAGAATTCTTCTTACTGGTTCCTAGATTCTGGATACAAATATCGATACGACAAGTACAATGATACCTATCGTTGGGTACCACTGAATGGTGATACTGCTGGTCTTGCTGCTAGGGTTGAACCCTATGAGTCTCCGGCTGGATTCCGAAAAGGTGTAATCAAGAATGTTGTTAAGCTTGCTTTCAATCCGAATAAGCCACAACGTGATGTATTATACAGTTCAGATATCAACCCTGTAATGTCTCAGGTAGGTCAAGGTATCATTCTGTTTGGCGATAAGACAGGACTCGGTCTTCCTAGTGCCTTCGATCGTCTTAACGTACGAAGATTGTTCATTGCTGTAGAAAAGGCAATTGCAAATGCAGCACAATCGTTCTTGTTCGAACTGAATGATGAGTTCACTCAAACACAATTCAAGAATATCGTCGATCCTTTCCTTCGTGAAATACAAGGTCGCCGTGGTATTACGGACTTCCGTGTGGTATCTGATGGTACTGTTAATACGGCAGAGGTAATCGATGCGAATCAATTCCGAGCAAATATCTTCATTAAGCCTGCACGATCAATCAATGTCATCGAATTGACATTTGTTGCGACGAGGACTGGAATTGAATTTGACGAAATTGTTGGCTCACTTTCATAAATAGAAATAACAATAGGAGAACGAGAACATGAGTTTCAATATCAACGAGTTTAAATCACAGCTTGTAGGCGGTGGTGCTCGTCCAACTCTTTTCCAAGTTCAGATTTTGAATCCTGTGTTGCCAAATGCAGATTTCAAGGTACCTTTCATGGTTAAAACGGCCCAGTTACCTGGGTCGACCCTTGGAACAATTGAAGTTCCATATTACGGACGTAATGTTCGATATGCAGGTGATAGAACCTTCGAAGATTGGACTGTCACCGTAATTAATGATGAAGATTTCGCAGTTCGCAATTCATTAGAGGCATGGTCTAATGCTATCAACACACATGATAGCAATCTCCGTGCACTCCCACAGGATTATAAGTCTAACGGAATCATTACACAATTTAGTAAGGACGGATCACCACTCCGAACTTACGTATTTGAGGGAATGTACCCACTCACAATCGATGCAATCGAACTGGGTTGGGATCAGGTAGACACCATCGAAGAATTCGGTGTTACCTTCCAATTTGATTTTTGGAGAGTTGAAGGCGCTACTGGCATTTCCACCACTTAATAAAATAAGGGGTGTTATAACATGAAGTTATTTGGTTTCTCAATAACTAGGGCTTCCGATCAAGAAACCGGGGGAAATACTCCGGTTTCTTTCGTCGAGCCACAAAATGATGATGGAGCAATAACAGTCGGGGGCTCCCTCGGCGGTTTCTATACATCAATGCTTGATATGGAAGGTTCGGCTAAGACCGAATCTGAACTTATCACGCGATATCGTAACCTGGCAATGCAGCCAGAAATCACACAAGCTATCGACGAGATTGTCAATGAGGCAATTAATATCGATACGAATGACCAGGTAGTCGAAATCGTACTCGATGATGCAGAAATACCTGATAAAATTCAAGATAAAATTCGCGATGAATTCGGCACTATATTATCCTTATTGGATTTCACAAATGCTGGATACGAGATATTTTCAAAATTCTATGTAGATGGTCGTCTCAACTATCACGTAATGATAGACGAGAATGATATCAAAAAAGGCATCACCGAACTCAGATATGTAGACCCACGAAAGCTCAAACTAATTCGTGAGATGGCCAAAAGTAAGGCCGGTACTGGTGAGGCATCAATACCCACGAAACAAGTTAAAAATGAATTCTACATTTATTCGGACTCTGGTTTTGGTGGATCGGGCTCTGGTGGTGCTGGTGGCCCTCAACAGGGTATCAAGATTGCCAAAGATTCAATCGCTCGTGTAACGTCTGGTATCGTCACCGAAGATAATTCTATGGTGTTATCACATCTTCATCCGACAATGAAGCCTCTTAATCAGCTTCGTATGTTGGAAGATGCTACGGTAATCTATACACTGACACGAGCTCCAGAACGTCGAATCTTCTATATCGATGTAGGTAACCTGCCTAAGAACAAGGCAGAGCAATATCTACGGGATATGATGACTCGCCATAAGAATAAACTTCAATATAACTCATCCACGGGTGAAATCACTGATGGTCGTAAGATGATGACCATGACGGAAGATTTCTGGTTCCCACGTAGGGGCGGGGAAAGAACGACAGAGGTAGATACACTTGCAGGTGGATCTGCCCAGGCATTGAGTACTGATGAGAACCTTCAATATTTCCAAAGGAAACTCTTTAAGGCTCTTCGCGTACCACTGTCAAGACTTGAACCAGAAGCAATGTATTCTTTCGGTCGTGTTTCAGAGATCACCAGAGATGAATTAAAATTTGGTAAATTCATTCGAAGAGTTCGTGCACGATTTGCAAATATCTTCATACAATTGCTAGAGAAGCAACTTGTTCTGAAGGGTATTATGAACCCAGACGACTTTGCCCAGATCAAGAATGATATTCGCTTTGATTTCATAAAAGAGAATTATTTTGAGGAATTAAAGCAGGCAGAGATTCTCCGTGAAAGATTAGAGACCTTGACCACTATTGAAGAATATAAGGGTCAGTATTACTCTAAGATCTGGATTCAGAAGAACGTTCTTCAGATGTCAGAAGAAGATATCGAAACTATTACTCAGGAAATCGAAAATGAAAAGGCTTCCGGTGATGGTGAGGATGAATTCGGCGATATGGAGATGGATCTCGACCCACGTGACATCAAAAAGACGGCTAATACCTCAAATAAAGATACCGCTCTCATTGTAGATTCTAAGGAGAAATTAGAAGAAAGTCAACTAAAGCTTATTGACAGTATGACGAAATTTATTGAATCGGAGTAATATAGTATGAACGTAAATGAGATTGTTAATAACGGTTTCCTCGTCAGTATATTCAAGAAGTTTCGAAAAGAGCTCAACGAAAACGTAGATGATATCTATCGTAAGGTTGGCCAACTTGATTCTAATACCGTAGTACGAGGACCCCAAGGCCCGAAAGGTGAACAAGGTGACCCAGGCACTCGAGGCCTTATAGGTGAACAAGGTCCGGCAGGACCTCGTGGACTGAAAGGTGAGCGTGGTATCGCAGGGAAAGATGGTAAGGATTATACCAAAGAAATCCAGGCCTTCGAAAAGACTCTCGTAGAGACTACCCAACTCACAGAGAATCAAATCTCTAAATTCATTTCTGAAACAAAAAAAGACATCTCAAGTTTCGAGGCCAAGATCACTACGGCATTTGATTCGAACGAGAAAAATACCGAAGCATCTCTCAAAGATATTACAACAAAATTCAATGAATTTGTCAAGAGGGTCAACCAATCGCTCAGAGAAATCGGCGGTGGTGGTTCTGTGAATATCTTGCAGATGGATGACGTTGAATTTAAGAAACGTCACATGATGGAAGGTGATGCAATACTGATATTTGATACAGAAAAACAGAAATTCGTCTCTCAGTCTTTCATAGATATAACAGAGAGGTTACAGATAGGCATGGAAAAACAATACGACAGATTAATAGATACCGACGAGGTGAATGGATTCACATATGTCGGAGAGGCAGATCCCGGTTCGAATCGGGCGAATCCTGTTTGGCGAATTAAGCGTGTCTATGAAGTAGGTGATGACATCGAAATAATTTGGGCAGATAATTCGGCCGATTTTGATAAGGTATGGGACGATAGGGCAACATTCGAGTATAATTGATTATGAATGATTTGATTGCCACCACACGAGAATGTGGTGAATGTACATTATGCTGCAAAATGTTATACGTATCGGAATATGAAAGTCCGATTGGAGAATATTGTAAACATTGTGTGCCAAATAGTGGATGCAGTATTCATGAAAAACGGGATGAAATTTGTAGAACATTTGATTGCTTATGGATAAAGCAAACACAAATACCAGACAGTTATAGACCAGATCGCTGTCATGTATTATTTGAATTGCCATCACATAGTTTAGTTTATTGGGCTCATGTAGATGATGATTATCCAGATGCATATAAGTCAGATGAAGTGCAAAAAATTATAAGAAAAATAAATGACGCAGGACATGCAGTTGTAATGAATAACGGAGGCTACTATTTACCTGAAGGAATGACGGTATCAGAGCTTACAAAGGATTTACAACACATGGCTACCGAAAACGATAAGCAGGGTACATTACAAAAATGGCAGCAACAAGCGTAACAACAGATCTGACTACGGTCGCTGCGGCTGACATCAATAACACTGACGGCGGCGGCACTGAAACGTGGGCGCAAAGTACCGACGGTAATTTTAATGACGGTGGTTCTCCATCAGACGAACCGGATTTCTACATTCAGGGTACTACTTGTGTTTCTGCAAGCCATACCAAGAACGGTGTAAATACCAACACTCTACTTTATGACGCTGGAGCTACGCAAACTCTGCCTACTGACGGTGCTTATTTAATTTGGTGTTTCTGGGCATCACCTCCCTCACTCAACACATACGGCGCAGCCACGCCAGGACTATTGACTGCGGTTGGAACTGGCTTAGGTGCTCTCGATTTTTATGCTGCCTCTGGTTCAGATTTTCCTCCTAACCCACTTGGCGGTTGGTATTGCTACGCAGTTGATCCAGCATCACATACTGCTGATGTAACAGCATCAACCAATGGTGGTGGTGGAGATGGCCAGGTACTTGGCATGGCGGTTACTGCAAGTAGACAGGCTCGTGGTCAGTCATTTGCTGTAGACGCTATTCGTACAGGCCGAGGCAGTAGTATTGTTACTGGTGGTACTACACCAGATGCTGCAGCAACATTTCAAGATATCGCTGATACACTTGATACTGGCACAAACCGATATGGCATTTTTCAGGCTGTGCCAGGTGGATTCTCTTGGCAAGGTAGATTGGCCTTAGGAGATGGCACAGACGAAGTTCGTTTTGTAGACTCTAACCAAAATATTACAATTCTTAATACACCTAAGGTTAGTACTGGTTATCATCAAATAGAAATACAAAATGGAACGTCTGTTGCATCTATTGTTGATTGGACAAACATTTCGTTTATTAACTCCGGTGTAGGTGATGCAATTGCTGCAACAAATAGTAGAGGCAACTTTGTAGCTACAGACAATGCTACTATCACCTTCAATGGGTGTACCTTTACTGATATGGGTACTTTTGTATTTAATGATGGTACTAACTCGAACGATATTACTAGCACAACATTTAGACGTTGTCAAGCTGTTACTCAAAGCGGAGCAAACTTCACTGATTGTACTTTCGATAATACTGTTTCGACAGCAACAGAATCTCTTATTTCCACAACAACTACGATTTCATCAATCACCGATTGTGAATTCATTAGAGACTCTGGTACTGTTAATGCAGTATTCATTGATAGCATTACAACGACTGGTACATTAAGCTGGAATGGAAATACCTTAACTGGATATGGTACTCAAACAGTTGGAACTGGTATTTCAAGTACATCCGGCGGTGCATTGCGTTTAAGATTTACTTCAGGAACTCCTACGATTACCATCTCAGTTGTTAATAATGCAACAGTCCCTACGGTAGAAATAGTAAATGCTGGCGGTACAGGAACCGTTAATATAGAACAAAACGTAGGTGTTAATATTT